ATCACACACGTTTCCTACGTAGACAAGGCTGCTAATCAAAAGCAGTTCTTTTTTATGAAATCAGAAAAACAGCCAGACTTTCAAAAGGAAGTCGAGGTCCTTACGAAAGAAGCGGACGAGCAAAAACTTGTGTACGGTATTGTATATGAACCAGACACAGTGGACGCTCACGGAGATTTCATGACAGCGGCAGAAATCGAAAAAGCCGCTCATGGATTCCTGAAAGATGCCCGAGAAATTGACAAGCAGCATGATTTTCAAGGCGGCGTTGGTGAAGTGGTGGAATCCTATGTCGCGCCTGCAGACTTTGAAATGAATGGGGAAACCATCAAAAAAGGATCATGGGTCCTTGTGACGAAGGCTTCCGAGGAAGTATGGGAGCAAATCAAAAAAGGTGAAATTACCGGTTATTCAATGGCAGGGACTGCTGAGACAATTGAAAAACAAGAAGAAAAGCCCGTTTCTCAAGATAAAACAGATGAGAAAGGGCTTTTTAATTTGCTCAAAAACTTTTTTGTTGGAAAACAACAGCAATCTTATGAAGAGCCAGTTACAAAGGCGGGCAGAAAGTTTTCCGCTTCAAACCTACAAGAAATTAAAAATGCTCATACTGCTCTGGGAAATTTACTGAGCCAAGTGGAAACAGAAGAGGGGGAAGAAGAAATGACTTCGGAGGAAGTAACGAAATCCATTCAAGAAGCATTAGAGCCAATTAAGAAACGGCTCGAGACATTAGAAAAAGAGGAAGAGCTTAAAAAGAAAGATAAAGAAAAAATAGAAGAAGATGCTGAAAAGGAGGGCGAGAAGTTGAAAAAAGCAATTTCAGAAGCTGTTCAACCACTCGCTGATCGTATTGAAGCAATTGAAAAAAGCCGGGGAACATCTAAGCAAACTGAAGAATCGGGTTCTGAACAAGTTCAAAAATCAATCTGGTCAGGGTTGTTTTAATGGATAAGGAGGATACGAATGAGGAATCAAGAGGTTATTAATAAAGCAGAAATGACGCTTTCTACTTTAGAGAGCGGTGGGATTATGAATCCTACTCAAGCTTCAACTTTTATTCGAATGGTACAAGATACGCCAACTATTTTAAGAGATGCGCGAGTTATTCAAATGGATCATGATACGCAAAAAATCGAGAAGATCGGTTTTGGTCAGCGTATTTTAAGGGCAGCCCAAGAGGGAGTTGCGCTAATTAAAGATCAAAAGTCAGTTCCATCAACTAGTACAGTTAACTTAAGCACAAAAGAAGTAATTGCTGAAGTTAACATCACTTATGACACACTTGAAAACAACATCGAAAAAGATGGTCTTCAAAATACAATTATGCAAATGATAGCAGAACGTGCTGCAGTTGATATTGAAGAATTGCTTGTAAATGGTGATACATCTTCGTCCGACTCATATCTTGCACAATTAGATGGCATCAGAAAACAAGCTACATCTCATATTGTCGATGCTGCAGGTGAGGAACTGACACGCCAAACGTTCAAGCGAGGATACAAAGCTGTACCTCCTAAATATTTGCGAATTCCGCAGGAGTTCCGTTTCTATACATCGCCTGGTATTGAGGTTGAATGGAAAGATCGTGTAGCGGATCGTCAAACGAACTTAGGGGATGCAGCTGTTCAAGGTGGTCTTTCTTCTGCGTTTGGTGTTCCGGTCAAAGGTATTGCGAACTTACAACCTTATACGATTGGAGAAGGAGATACAGCCACAGATGTTTCTGATATCATCCTTACTCATCCGAAGAATATTATTCTCGGATTCTCTCGTAACATTCGGATTGAAGTAGATAAGGACATCCGTCGCCGTATGTTTATCATCGTTTTGACAGCGAAATTGGATAGTGTTTTTGAAGAAGAAGACGCAGTAGCCAAGATTGTGAAAGTGAAGGAGTAGGTGGTCTGGCGTGTATACTGCAAAGCTTATTAAAGGCAAAACATACAATGTGATGGGAGTTACCTTTCGATCAGGTGTCAGTCAAACAGTATCGAAAAAACTCTATGAGTATTTAAATGAAAATCCATATTTTGTGCTAGATAAAGATCTTAAGAATCAAAAGGATGATCCGATAAATTATACTGAATCGGAATTGAAAGGTATGAATAAAGCAGAGCATGAATCCATTATTTCTAATCTTGGTGGCAATCCGTCTGACTTCAAAAACGCAGATGAAAGAATTGCCTACATCCTTAACGAAATAGATAACAAAGGGGAGTGACCTTATGCTGTTAATCACTCCCGATGAATTAAAGAGTTATTCAGTTTTTGAGTCTGTAAAGACCAGGCCTGACGAGTTGTTAAAACAGGATATACTTGAGGCAACTGCCGATATCATTCTTAAAGTTGGACATGATTTTACAGATGCAGAGTATATTCCTTTGCCTGAAACGGTTCGACTGGCCCTATTAAAGTTGTCTCAGTTTTATGCTCTTATAAATGGCGACGAGTCAATTATTAAAGGATATACAACTGAAAAAATTGGTGACTATTCATATACTCTGGGGGATGGCAGTTCTCTTCAAAAACCTGATGTGTATGCATTAATAAAAGATTATGTGAAACCGGCTGACCCTGATTTAGAAGGGATTGAAGCGAAAGTGCGGATGAGATCAATATGAGTTATCAATCCTTATTGACTCACAGATGTGACATTTACCATCTACAGGAGAAAAAAGAAAATAGACAGCAAAAATTCGGGGTGCCGGTTGAAGATGTTCAACCGGCTTTTTCGTACCCTGATGAGCCGGACATAGAAAATCAGCCGTGTTATTTTACAGAAAAGAGTCAGTCCATTATCCAACAAGAACCGAATGTAGCTATTTATCAATCATTCCTTGTGCATTTCCCTGCTACTGCTGATATTCGAGTAAATGACAGGGCGGTTTGGGATGGTACTGCTTATAAATTACAGAAGCCCCGCAAAGTCAGGAATCATCATTGGGAAGTTACGGCAGTACGGGAGGTTGAATATTTGTGAAGATCAAAGGTCTTGATCAGTTCATTCAGTCATTAAACCGTGCTTCTCGTGGAGAATTGAAAGGGAAATACGAGGAGTGGCTTGAAGCTATGGGTTTTGAGTTCCTAGACATTATTCAAGATGAAATTATCAGGACGAAGACGGTAGACACACGCCGCTTGCTTAATTCCTTTCAGAAAGGTGACCAGGGTAATATCTTTTCAATGACAAAAGGCAGCTTAAAGTTGGATGTTGGAACAAATCTGGAATACGCCTCATACGTCAATGATGGTCACTTTACTATCGATCCGTCTAAAAATCAGGATAGACGGTGGGTTCCAGGGCGGTGGAAAGGCGACCGTTTTGAGTATGACCCTGCTGAAAGAAATTCCGGAATGATGCTAAGGTTCCAGTGGATCGACGGTTCTGGTTTTTGGGATAACGCCATGGCTATTTTTCAGTTGATGTTTGAGAGAAGCCTTGAGCGGAAGCTGCAACAATGGATCGATGAAGAATTTTAAGGCGGTGCTGCCATGAATCAAGAAGTAGGTTCAATTATGGGCTATCTATACAAACTGTATCCTGTTCAAGTGTATGAAGAAGGAATACCGCAGGACTTTGCTGTTCCGTCTCTTTACTTTCCACCGGCTTCAACGGTCGATGGGGCGGACACAGTATCTACGTTTCAGAAAGCCTATGTTTTAAACGTAAAACTCTTTCACGAAAACGCACAGAAGGCTCATAATGAAGCAGAAAGGATTGCGGATACACTTAGAAGCAGAAGGGGCATAATTCCGCTTATACAAGAATCTGGCGAGGATACGGGGGATTTTATTCGCCTATCTCGAATAGAAACGCGGGTATCAGATGATTACGCCACCATTGTCTTAAACTGGACGAGCCGCTATTGGTATGAGCAGGAAGAACAGCGTTCAATTGATGGTTTTAAATTTAAAAGTGGGGTGAAATGATGGCCACTAAAAAAGAGAAAGCAGAAAATGCTTTTTATATTAAGGATTTGCGAGAGCACAGTCGAGAGCTCTTTGGGGTAAGACCCGAGGTGTTTGACGGTGCTCTTTTTCATGTTCATAAAACAAGTATTACAAAATCGGAAGCGAAGAAGTTGATTACTCAGTTTCTTCAAAAGGAGGTCAAATAGATGAACGGCGGAACATTCACACCCGGCAAGGAAAAAGAGCGTGCCGGTATTTACTTTAACTTTAAAACGACCGCGGAGAACCGTGTTTCTGCCGGAGAACGTGGAACAGTTGCGCTACCGATAGCATCCAGCTGGGGTGAGGTTAAGAAATTCATTTCTATCTCTTCAATCGAGGACTTGAATAAAAAAGTGGGGTTGAACATTGATGATCCTTCGCTGTTGCTTTTACGTGAGGCAATGAAAAAGGCAAGTACAGTCTTGCTTTATCGTCTGACGGAAGGTCTTCGTGCCTCAGCAGACATTAGCGAAGGTGTAAAAGCTACTGCTCTTTATGGCGGCACAAAGGGGAATGACATCATTATCAGTATTACAGAAAACGTTATTGACTCTTCGAAAGTTGATGTCACTACCTACCTTGATCAGTCAGAAGTGGATAAACAAACAGTGTCTAAAGCTGAAGAGCTTAAACAAAATAACTATGTCACGTTTACGGGGAAAGGGGATTTAACAGTCACTATTCCGTTAACCGGTACGGCCCCTGAAGACGTCAGCGGTGCTCTTCCGGCAACTTCCGGAATCCGCTTGTCAGGTGGAACAGACAAAACACCGACCAATGCTGATTATACAGCTTTCTTGGAAGCGGCTGAAACGGAATACTTTGACACAATTGCACTGCCTGTAGAGGATAACGAGCAATTAAAAGCAACGTTTGTTGCGTTTATCAAACGGCTGAGAGACAACCAAGGGCAAAAGGTTCAAGGTGTACTTTCAAATTACAAGGGAGACCATGAGGGTATTATCAATGTAACTGGTGGCGTCCTACTTCAAGACGGAACGGAGATCACTCCTGAAAAAGCTACTGCTTGGGTTGCAGGCGCAAGTGCGGGGGCTACATTTAATCAATCACTTACATTTGTAGAATACGAGGGAGCTGTAGATGTCCTTAACCGAATTGACAACGATGAAATCGTTGAACGATTGTCAAATGGCGAATTCTTGTTTACTTATGATTCTCGTGATAAATCAGTATCGGTTGAAAAGGACATTAATTCACTCACAAGCCTAACAGCAGAGAAAAATAAGATGTTCCAGAAAAACAAAATTGTCCGTGTACTTGATGCAATCAATAATGACCTGACATCTCAATTGAAAGCATTGATCAAGTCTCGCAAAGCAAGCGGCAGTGACGTTCCTGCTACAAATGACGGACTACAGTTTGTAAAAACGCTGATTACTCAATACTTGAGTGTTCTTCAAGATAATGGGGGCATTACTGATTTTGATTCAGAGAATGACATTACAATTGCTCTGAATAATGATCGTGACGGCTTCCTGATTGATCTAGCAGTTCAACCGGTGGATGCAGCTGAAAAGTTCTACTTTAATGTTGAGGTGAAATAGGAATGGCATTAAAAGCGCAAAACACCATTTCAGGTAAAGAGGGCAGGTTGTTTCTTGATGGAGAAGAAATGGCCCATATCAAAACGTTTGAAGCCAATGTAGAGAAAAACAAATCCGAGGTCAATATCATGGGTCGTCGGATGACGGGGCACAAAACGACCGGAGCAAATGGAACGGGAACAGCCACTTTTTATAAAGTGACTTCTCAATTTGTTCTTATTATGATGGACTATGTGAAAAAGGGAAGCGATCCTTATTTCACCTTACAAGCTGTTCTGGATGATGCTTCTTCAGGACGTGGTACTGAACGAGTCACCTTGTACGATGTAAACTTTGATTCTGCGAAAATCGCTGGGCTTGATGTTGATTCTGAAGCATTGGAAGAAGAAGTGCCGTTTACCTTTGAGGATTTTGATGTTCCTGAAAAGCTTAAGGAAACTTTTTAAGAATCAACTGTAATGCATTTCAATTCTTCTTGAAAAATTTTAGACGGAACTCGTAGAATCTAGGGAAAGCTAATGGAATCTAAGAAAATCTAGTACATTACCACTTGATAACGCTGTGGTAAAGTGGTTAAAATAGTAGTATAAATACTATTGATACTATTGGCAAAGGTATTCACGAATATCAATGTAATGCATTTCTTTTTCTTGGATTTCTGTGTATTTCTTTCATGAGAAATGCATAAAATAAAAAAGACCCGGTTGCCGCCGGGTCGGTATAAATGTTGGCCCATCAAGAGGGCTGGCTTAACAACTTCATGAAAGTATTTAGGATAGACTTTACCCTTTAACTTTGCCGAGCTCAAGGGGTGGGTCTATTTTTTCTTTATATAAGTCAACAGGGCAATTATAAATGACCCGAAAGCAAGCATAAGCATTAATGCTTGAAATGTTGACAAGTGCATCACCCCCTTTCATGAGGGAGTGAGCCAGACCGCCCTTGAGATGTTGAAAGCCAATATTCATTTATACTAAACCATATTGTACCATAACACTTTCGAAATCCTAGGAGTTTTTCATAAAAGAAATAGGGTGAAGACTTCTAAAGATAAGGCCATTTTGAGATCTGAGATAAAAAAAGTAACGAATAAAAGATACAAATAATTATATAATCAATATATATTCATGTTATAATGGTACCAAGCAAAAGTATTGCAACTACTGGTGTAAGCTTATAGTTGGTACCAATTACAACAATACAACTTGTTAACGTGTATTTCTTTCATGAGAAATGCATAAAATATAAAAGCCAGGGTGCTGCAACACTCTAGCTCTTATAAACGAAGCTACCTTTTCCTTTTAAAGCGTCTATTCGGGCGAATATTCCGTTTATATCTTTTATTCGGACTAATCACCCGTCGCGTCTGTTGACACAAACATACTTTAGACACTGCAATGTCTTTTGATTCGTTTGTGTCTTTCTTTCTAAAATATCTGTCTGCAACAACCTTTAACGCTATCGGTGCCAAAACTTGCAGAAACTGGACAGTGGTCATTGTTTTTCACCTCCTCTCAGGAGGTGTTTACATGAATTCATTATCTACCACCC